CACCTGAATAGAACTCAAGAGGAAGTGGACATGCCCGTACGATGGGGTTTATATGGGTGTTTAGCCCGCGCACAAATTTATTAAAAACTCACACCTTTCATCTTTATGTAAAGGAAGCTTTATACTTGACACCGACGGGTCTAACGGGGTATAATAGGTCAAAAGGAAGGGGGTCTAACAAATGTCGATAAAGGGTCTAACAAAAGTGGAATATCAGAGGGAATACATGAAAGAAAAGAGGAGTAAAGATAAAGGTTTACTGACCCGTCCTAACATGATGATTGATGGTAAGGTCGTCATGAAGGATAACGAGTATAACGCTAATGAGAGACTATCAGACGGGCGTATGAGGTACTTAGGGCCAATGAGTGATGGTCAGGTGTTAGACAGGTTAACAGCGCCCCGGATTCCGTATGGGAAGTGGAGCCAACGCGTATTCACACCCAATAAAGAACAGTTGATAGAGAATGGGATGTTGAAGGGGGTGCAGCGTGCATAATTGTAAAGGATGTGAGCACAAGGAAGTAAAGTATTGTCCTGATTGTAGAAAGGTTTACTGTATGAAATGTGGTAAAGAGTGGGTAGAGGAAGTTTATCAGTATTACCAGCCTCAACCTGATGGATGGTATCCTACTTACCCGTATTGGTATCCTACTTACCCCTATCCTACGTATCCGATAGACAATGGTCTTACGATAATTTGTGGAAGTAGTAGCAATTTGGATGATACCATAACCTGTGGTTCGGGATGAAGAAAGTAAGCTCGGTCAGGGTTATAGCGTATATATGCCCTCACTGTGATGGGATGGTTATCAAACCGGAGTATGTTATAGAGTGGGGTAAGTGCAGGCGGTGTTTGGGGCCATTGATGAAGGTAGTATTTGGTATGGCGTTATGAGGTAAAGTATGGAAACAATCAGAAGTATAGTCAGGCCGTTAGTGGGGTTATCTTTGATAGGGATGATAGGGTATATAGCGGTAACGCAGATGAGTGATGCTGTGCAGCAGTTTATCCTGACTGCTGGTGGAATAATAATCGGGTTTTATTTTGGGGAGAGGAGCCAGAGGTGAATCTGGTAGAAATTCTATGGATGGACTCATACCGGGAAGAGTCTCCAATGACGGGTGATATTATCTCCCAGTTCCCCCAGTTTGTTGACAGGGGGCAGGTTGGTTATTTACTGGAGGAGAACGGTGTTGCTTACAAAGTATGTTTCGGGTGGTTAGGGGCTATGCCCTGTAACGAAAGTGTAACTTACGAGAACACAATGGTAATACCAAAGTTCATGGTCAAGGAGGTTATATGGTTGCAAAGGGGAAAATAGCAAAAGTTACATGGGAGGATGCCGCTCATTACAGAGACGAACGTCCGGTAGTGTGGTATAAAGAGAATGCTTCTACTTGCATATTTGAAACAGTGGGGCATGTTATCAGAAGCAATCGTAGTAATATAGTTCTGGCGCATGAGATTAACGAAGAAAATACAGCCAGAGATGTGTCTATAATACCCAAAGGTATGATAAGAGAAATTAAATATCTGGAGGAGAAATGACCACAAAGACTAAGCGAAAGTATGTAAAGAAGGAGGCTCCGGTGGTAGAAGAAACGGACGAGATTTCGGAGGAGGACAAAGCGTTTGTCGCTGAGAATGTTCCTGATATAACTGAGGATACTATAAGCGACCTTGATATTGCGATAGCCAAGATAAAGGAGCTAGAAGGTGCATTGGCGGAGAAGGAATCGGTATTACCAACAAAGGAGAGTATGGTGGGGGCGGTTACGTGCCCTGACTGTGGAGCGTTCACCAAGCACAAGGTAAATGCTCTTACCTATCATTGTGATGCGTGTAGTTCGGAGTTCCATCCTCCAAAGCCAGAAGCGTAGATGGAATTTGGGATAGTAACTCCGTGGTTTGAAGTTTATGTCAGGTTCGTTGAACCTGACTATAACAAGTTATGTACAAATGTAGTTCATATAAAGTTAATTAAAGGCAGGCGTGAGTGGAACTATCGGTTGAGGAAAAGAAACTAGAAGATTCTATAGCTTTATCTGTCTTAAAGCAGGAGAATGATTGTACTCCTGAAGACAGGAGGTTAAGGGCTTTAGAGTGGATACGGGTAAAGAAGTCATTTGTTCACTTTGTCAAGTATTGCAAGCTTGTTGACCCGCCCACAGCTATGAACCCTGGTGGTATTGTTCCTTTCAAGACGGGGAAGGACGGATGGAAGCATATTGACTATATCATGGCGACCTTTCTTACCCGCAGGCTTATTGTAATTCTCAAGTCACGGCAGATTGGAGCGTCTTGGATATGCGCTGCGTATGACCTGTGGTTTGCTTTAACTCATGTTGGTGCACTCGTCATCCTGTTTTCAAAGGGTCTTCCTGAAGCCAAAGAGAAACTAGCTAAATGCAAGAGGATATATGACCAGTTGCCTGACTTCATGCGGTTAAAGATAGACCCTGACTCTACGGAAGAACTCGGTTTCCCTGTAATGAAAAGCTCAATCAAGGCATTCGCGGCTACTGAGAACGCTGGTATTTCGTTTACTGCTTCGATAATTGATTGTGATGAGTGGGAAGAACACCCGTACGCCAGCCAGAACTTTACCGCAGCCAAACCGTGTATTGATGCGGGTGGTCAGTTTATAGGGACATTCACGGTAAACAAAAGAAAACCTTCTACACTGGCAAAATCTATCTTTAAAGACTCCGTTGGAGGCAGGCAATCAGAAGACATGTACTATGTTGGTCAGGAAGCTAAGAATGGATTTACGCCATTGTTTTTTGGTTGGAAGGTCAGACAAGAAAGAGATAGTGAGTGGTATCAGAAAACTAAAGATTCCATCCCGCCAGAGGAGCTGGATGGGTTAAGGCCTGAACTTTATATGGAACAAAACTATCCTGCGTCTATATCTGAAGCACTAAGACCTACCCAAACCGTATCAGCGTTTGACTTATCTGTTCTGGACGATATGATGTCTAACATTAGACATCATCCGGTTATCAAGGTTGTCAGGGACGGGATAGATACCAAGATAGTTAATATCTTCAAGGATTTCCATATTGGTGAATACTTTATAGCGGCTACTGATACGTCACATGGTATGGGGCAGGACTATAGCGTGACAGGGATAATGAACGTCAGAACCGGAGAGATAGTAGCTGATATACTGCGAAATGATTTATCCCCCGAAGAACTGGCGTGGCACAGTATCAGGATGCTTGAGGTGTTCAAAAGCCCGTTGTGGTATATAGAAAACAATGACTGGGGTGGTACTACTATTTCCACCGCAGTTAATCTTAATTACAAGAGTCTAGGGTACGATGATGAAAAGCGGACACGGCTGGGTTTTAATACTCAAGGTTCCAGAAGTGCAAACGGACTCACCGGTTCAAGGATACAGATGTGGGGACAGTTGATTCCCGCTATCAACAACAGGCAGATTACAATCTACAATCCTAGCGGGATTCGGCAGTTCTATGATATAATACGCAATAGTGAAAAGAATGGTAGAATAGAGGCCATGTCAAGGCGGAATGACGATTATCCTACGATGGTCGCTATTTGCTGGTTCAAGAGAAAAAGTGTATCCGTTGAGGAATTTGAATCAGATCCAATTGAGACCTTGACGTTTAACAAACAAGGTGGATGGCGAGACAGGTGGCCGAATGCTAAATCATAGAGCGAGGGAGCTTGCCGGTGTGGGGTAAGCTGGTGGGAAATTCCCACTAAAGCAGACGGGATAGGTGCGCTCTATATCAGGAGGTGGTATTGGCTAAACCCAAAGAAGACGAGCTTTATAACGATTTACTCCCGGAATGCAAGAGAGCCTATACTGAACTATGGGCAAAGCTCGAAGAAGACGAACGGTTTTACGAGTTAGATTTTAAGAAAGACCTTGATATCCCGACACAGTTTGCCGATGATGCCAAAGTCTTACCTACTGCAAGAGATGTGGTGGATGTGTTCGTTGACCATATTGATTTGCATAACGCCCGTGTGTTCGTTAATAAAAAAGGAACATCACAGAAATCAGATGAGGAAGCTAACGCTCTCCGTAAGTTAGGGTTAGGTGTTCTCCACAGAACCAATATAGAAGCGGATATTTCGCCGTGGAGGATAGCTGGAAAGCACTATGCCTTACATGGATTAGCTATACTAAAAGATGTGTGGTCGGCTGACCTGTGGCCTGATAAACCTTTGCAGAAGAAAAAGGAAAGTGACGATTCCTATGCCGAGAGAATAGATAAATGGCGCAGTGAAACGGGTCTGACCATCCCGATTGTTATACAGGCTCTTAATCCAAGAAATGTAATCCCTGACCCTACTTTCGGGTTAAAGCGTAACTTTGTATTTGAAGAACACAAGAAGATGCGTAAGTTAATAGACGGCAAGTATCCCAATTGGACTAACCCGAAAGGTAAACGTATTCAGGATAATGTAGAGTTTGTTACTTATTTTGATGATGAGTGGCGGTGTGAGTGGGCGGATGGAGAACCACTGTTACCTGTTGGTGGCGGTGTAGTAGACCACAAATACGGGTTTCTGCCGTATGTCTTTATAGAATCAGGGTTAGGCAATGTGGACTCTGAGAACAGACCAGAAAAGCGGTATGTTGGAATCATACGTTATATATATGACTTGTTGATTTCTGAATCACGGGACTTCTCCATCTATGATATTGTACTGGGAAATGAGGCATGGCCTGGCGGGTGGCTTACAGGCCCGAACGCTTCATCAGTCAAAAGGATGAAGAGGTCTTACGGAACATGGGAACCCTTGCCAGACGGGGTAAAACCTGTACCGTTCGAGTCACAAGTCCCTCCTAACGAACTGAGTGCCCTGTTAAGCATGACATCAGATTATATTGCTGCTCATGCCGCACCACGGTCTGTTAGAGGGATGGGAGAGCAAGGAGTCAGGTCAAGTGTTGACAGACGGTTAGTGATAACCGAAGCTGCTGCCAAGTATGCGTATTCTACAGAAGCGTTCAAGTATGGCGCAGCAAAGGTATTGTCTAATTGTGCTCTCCTTGCTAAGAACGTAATACCTGGGAACATGAAGATGTGGGCCAAGACTCCCACTGATGAGTTTGATATTGAAATCAAAAAGGAATTACTCAATCCGCCGTTTACTTATTATGTGGAGTTTGCTCCTCTGTCCGAAGAAGATGAGTATAGAAGGCATGATGACCTAGAGAGATTAGTACATGAGGGTATAGCGACACCTCAATGGGCCAGGAAGCAGATGTCAAATGTTGATCCTGAAGAGCTAGAGTTGTCAGAGGAGAAAGAAAAGATAAAGAACAGCCCCGGAGTGTTACAGATACAAGACCAGTATGCAGCAGGACAGTTTGCGGCTGCAATAGCAAAACGGGCTGCGGCAGAAGCAGTTAAGAAAGGGGAGTCACTTCCTCAAATGGGCGGTATGCCGGGTGGGATGCAAGGAGGGCAACCTCCTCAAGGGCAATCTCCTTTGGGAGGTATGGTTCCAGGTTCTCCGAATATAGCAGGGCAAGGTTCACCTCAAGCTTTACAGATACAGATGGCAAAGAACAGGTCGGGTAAACCAATGAACGCTTCGCAAGGCCGAGGTGGTGGTGGTGCGAGAACATAAGTTTGTAAAAGCAACCAGAGAAGTTATCGCTTTAAAGATGCGAGCGATAGACGAGTATATAGAAGAAATCATAGAGCCACTTGCTGATATAGGAAACCCTGAGAAACTTATCGGTAAGAAATACGAGGAATGGACTCCTCAAGATAGGGCTTTATTATCTCAGGTGTATGGGACTAATGAACCCAATGTGCTGAGTGACTTCATGTTTCGCAAGGAGTATGAAGGTGTCTTAGAGATGGAGAACTCTATCTAGGAGGGATGGTATGGCTATTGGAGATTGGTGGAGAAACGCACTTGAATTTTGGGGGCAATCACCCAGTTCTATCTTTACAAGGGAACCTTCTCGCGGAAGGTCTATGGAGGAATATCTTAGGGGGACTCGAACGGCTGAAGTTGCACAACAACAGACAGGTATGCAACCTTGGCAAATGTCACCCACACAAAGGTCTGAATATACTACAGGGTTAACAAGGGCAGGGCAATCTCAGCAAGGAGAAAGTGATTGGTGGGATGAGATGACCGCACTGTGGCGGAATGAAGATACTCAAATGGGTGGTAGTTATTTTTATGATATTCCACCTCAATCTCAATGGCCTGAAGGGTTTACCCCTGCCTTTGATTCTTCAGCAGGGGCTTATTATTGGGCATATTCAGGTTCAAGGGAAACTGGTATGACTGAATACCAAAGAGAACAGCTTGAGGCTCAGGAAGAACAGCACGCTAGAGAAATGGAGATGCAGCGTCAGCAAATGCAGTATCAGCAAGAAATAGCTGAAGCTCAGTTGGCTTGGGAACAAGAACTTTATCAGATGCAAGCCGAACAACAACAGCAAAACTATCTTTCTAATTTAAGAGCTAACCCTGTGTCATGGTTAGAGTATGCGGCGGCATCAGGGGAAGAAGCGGCTATACAACCGTGGATGATTCCTTTGATGCAAGGACAGCAAGGAATGCAAGCCGGTGGCGCAATACCAGGATTTGAAGGCGCAGAAGGTATGACGGAGATGCCTGAA